TGTCTCTCGAAATTATTCTCCGTTAAATTCTTTTACTAATTTATAAGATGCGAAATCCTTAATACCGGAAATCTTATCTCCTCTCTTATATTCAGTAAATCTAACGTCTTTACCATCTTGTTTCTCACGCATCTTTACATACGCTACTAAACCTTGGTCGCTAAAAGATAAATTGTATTTGTCAAGTGACCATACATATCTCACAAGTTCTCTAAATAATGGATGGTGCTTACATGTCTCTAAAATAGATAAAGTGCGGATAGCGTAGTAGTCTTTACCTGAGATATCATCCTTAGAGAAATCATTGAATCGCTCCTGGAATACTATTCTACATAAAGCTCTGTATGTACAATAAATGCCACGAATCATTCCATCTTCTATATAATCGATGTGGTAAAGATTCTGGAGGTAGACACAGAAATCTTTACTAATATAGGATTTGTCGTCGTTAACTTCTAAACCATATTTCCTGAAGTGATCTTTAAGCTGATTGGGGTAATAGCAAGAGTAGACTCCATCATCACCTTGTTGCTGATCATACTGTATAGGTTCAAAATAATCTTGTGCAATTCCGTGCTGAATGCATGATCCTGCTTCATTCGTGAAAGCTGAACCACTGGGGATACCGTGCATTCCGTTAAATACACCATCGGGTGTAACCAATGGTATTGAACAGAATAATTCAAGTAAGTTACGCCAATCAAACGTTTCTCCTTGGTAAAGTGAAGTACAGTATAGTTTGAAGAACCATCGCTGTAGTGGATACTTTACAGTATCATCAAATGCAGAGAAATCAATACTGACTAAATCTCTCCCTGTATCAATTGCATATAAGATAAGTTTCGTAATTGCCTTATCGACATCATAAGGGGTGCGAAGTGCTGCTCGCCAACTCAAGTCACGTTGAAACTCAAGGATAGGTCTATACCAACACATTTCATAAAGTACACCTTCTAAAGGATAACCCCAAACTGTACGTGTTTTCTTTTGTTCTTGAGTTCTAGTGAACATAACAGCTGGCCAAAAGAGTGCATCGTCTAATGTTTTAAATTTATTTAAATTCATTTCATCTAAAACTGTACCTTTCTTAAGCAGGTCAGGAAGTCCTGAGTTAGTTTGACGTTTTATGTACTTAGCAGCATTTGTTACCGTTAAAGGTCGCAATCTCTTAAATGGTTTGGGTAACCATTTTATTTGTGCGTTTCGCCAGTTAGATTCTGTAAACGAGCGTATCACACCTTCTTTTCGATCCTCCCATGGAACCGCTATACTTCTGGGACCGTATTTGGATCTATTATTGTCCTCAAGTTCGAGTAGAATGTCATTCATTTCTCCGGAACGTGAGTTGAAAATTTTATCCCAACCTTCGAGGATAGTATCTGGATTGGTATTTTCGCCTAAAGGTGATAGTAATACTTCATCCTTTCCTTCTCTTATTCCATCTAACAATCGGGACAATCGTTCTCTAGCTTCGAAAGACAAAGCCATTTGGATTGTGCGTAATGGTTCGATTTTCATGATTTCCTTGATTAAATAGTTTTGTGGACCGCACTCCTCGGGTGACCGTAGCCACTACAAACTTCATTATTGAGCCGGGCAACGGTAGATTAACTACAAAATAATTCATAATGATAATTAAAT